GCGGGCGGCGATGTGCTCGTAAGACGAACCGGCCCCGAGCTCGGAGGCCATGTCGCCGTCGATAAACCCGCCCGTCTTCTTGATGACCCGGGTCACGTCTGCGTTGTCTTTGACCGCCAACTTCTCGAGCTCGAGGATGTCCATCTCGTCCTGGATAGAGTTGATGGAATGTTGCAGCAGCGGGATGCCACGGGCGCCGGAGGCGTACTCGTGATCGACGACGTGCATCATGGATTGCGCTAGGATCTTGCGGTTCGAGCCGTCAGAGCGATAAACGTTGAACGCGATAAGTTCGCCGTACTGGCCGAAGATGCACCCGTCGTGCATATTCTCGGGAGGCGGTACGTCCATCGGGTCGCCCACGCGGTGGGCTTCAATCAGTTGGAGTTTCGGGTCGCCGAGACCGTTCCGCACCTTGGCCGCAAACGAGTCGCCGTCACGGGCCATAGCCCGCATCAGGATTTGCTGAACCTGAGCGAAGGAAAAGCGGTTCGTGATGTCGATACGCTTAGACTTCTCAGCGAAGTATTCCTCATAGCGGTCAGCCAGCGCCGGGTCGGTCGCATGGGACTGGGGCTTGATGCCGTCGCCCACGGTGTAAAGCACGAGGTCGTTTAGGATCTGCTTGAACAGGCCGCTGTTGCGTTCGGCCCAGCGGCAGCGCTTGACCATCGTCAGGCGGTCGCTCGGCTTCATGTCCCGGCGCAAGTCCTGGGCTGGGCCGTTGTAGACAGCCCGACGGAGCCGCGTAGCCCCGACGCTCTGCCAACCGCCAAAGGAGGCCTGAGGCGTAGGAGCGCCCGCCGGCTTGGCGGCGGTCACGTCCTTCTTTTTGCGGGCAGTCGTTTTCCGGGGGGGCATAAGTTATTCGTCAATTGGGTTGCTCCAATTGGTAGAGACAACCGTCTTCCGCGTGCCGTAGGTCTGCGGGTCGAGGCGGCTTAGGGCGAACATGGCCTCCGACAGCCGGGCTTGGGCGGTCATGGTTACCGACCGGGTGGCCGACGAGCCGCTGTCAGAGTAGCTCGACAGCACCTTGCCCGACGTGATGTCAGCCAGGGCTTGGACTTTGATCGCCAGAAGTTCGTCCTCGGTCAGGCCGATGAAGATGCCAGATGCCATTTGCTACTGCACCGCAAGGCAACGGGGAGCCGCTGACCCGGTTGTTCCAACCCACGCCCCACGCGCAAGTCCCGAGTCAGCGGCCTATGAACACACAAACACCCGACAAACTTGCGTCAAGCGGCATCCACGGCCTCCGTCGGCCCGGACTCCCCTCGGCTGCCGATGCCCCAACGCACCGCCCCCAGAAGGCAAAGCAGTTCGCAGTCCCACGCATGATTGTCCTTCTTGCCCTGCGGTAAAATCCACATCGGTTTGCCCGTGCGCTTGTCCTTCACGCGAACCTCCGCTGACATCATCTCGATATAAAACGGGTCGGCGTTGCGGGGGAACGTGTGCAGGCGTTTGACTCTCATGCCGTGCATCAAGTCCTTGCCCTGAAGGTTCGACCAGGAGACGAGCACCGCGGGCTGACCGTTCAGGCCCGGGACTTGGATGCGCTGCCGCTCGGAATAAAAGCGGCGGGTCGTCTTCCCGTCCCGATCCGTGACCGCGAAGTCCTCGTTCCCCGAACCTCGGGCGCACTTCCAACCTCGCCGCGCCGTCTCGGCGTAGACCATGGAAGTCTGGTCGCCCGCGTCGACGAAGACCATCGCCTTATGCACGCTCGCCTTGCGGGCCATGTCCTCGACCCCGCCCCACGTCTCGACCTTGCCGAACGCATACAGCCGGCTGTGCCCAGACTTTGCCCAGCTGCGGACGACCACCCAGAAGTGGCCGCGCTGAACGTCGACCCCCATCGTGCGGAAAGGGATGCTGCCCGTCGGCGCATCCTTCGCGTCGACGACCTTGCCCTTGCCGTTGATGTAGGCCTCCGCATCCCAGACGTCCCCGAGGTTGTACTCGCTGGCCGAGGCGTCGGCCACGATCTCGCCGCCCTCCTCCTGCCAGGGCATCGCTAGCCGCTTCTGCTTAAATAGCCTTCGCCCATCGTTGTCGCCGTAGACGTCTGCCGCCTCCTTGGCCTTGAGCATCAAGACGCCCAACTCGCCCCACGACATCGACGCGAGGCTGTTCCAATGCAGGCCGACCTTGCCGTGATAGGCCATTGGGTTTGTAGCCACAAACTCCCCGCGGGCGTTCGCGTCGGCCCGCGTCCCGGCGTTGTCGTCGAGCAGGGCGTGACAGCCGGCGCACTCGTATTTCGTGCCGTCGGCCACGGCGTTTAAGTCCCACGTCCCGCTGGCCTTCGCCTCCTCGGGGAAGCGGATGAACTCCCACAGCCAGGGCTGAAGGTGATCACACTTCGGGCAGCGGAAGTTCCAATCACGTTGGTCGGTCGTGTCGTGCAGCGCATGAAACTCCCCACCCTTGCCGCCCAACGTGCCTCCCTGCGTCATAAACACCCGCTTGCCCATCCAGCCGAAAGCCGTCACGCGCGCGCTCGCCTCCTGCAAATGACCGGGCGGCCATAGCCAACACTCGTCGCCGATGATGTAGCGGATGGACAGGCGCTGTAGGTTCGCCTCGTTCCACGCCCCGCGACAGTAAAGAGGGAAGCGGTCGAAGTCGATTGTCGTCGAACGCTCCATGTCGTCGTCCTTCATGCGGGCCAGCACCGGCGGGCAGTTCTTGAACACCGGGCGGAGGTAGCGCAGGGCGAAGTCCTTGGCCTCCGGGTCGGTAGCCTGGAGGAGTAGCGTCGGGCCGGGAGCGTGTTCCGCGATCCAGCAAGTCAGCAGACGGGCGAACAGCGACTTGCCCGATTGGATGCTTGCAAGGACGGTCAGCAGTTGAACCTCGGGGTCTGCCGCAATCCGCAGCGCGTCCCGAACCCACGGCGTTCGGTCAGCCCTGAACGGCCCGGGCATCGGCGAGTCGGGGATGGCCCGAACGTTCGCCTCCAACCATGCGACGATGTCGCCCTCGCTCGACGGCCTGAGCACGTCCCGACCCAGCCCGACCAGATCAGCCCGCCGCACGGCTCAAGTCCTCCCGCGTCTTGCGAACCCACGCCTCCAGAACCTTGACCGCCTTGGCAGGCGTCTCGGGGTTGCAGCCCTCCGCGCAATCGAGCGCCAATTTGTCCAGACGATTGACGACCTCAGCCATCAGTTCACGCATCGCCCCCGTCGCCTCCTTAGCAGAGATGAAGTCAGCGTTCGCAATCCGGCGCCGCTCAAGTTCGGCCTCGAGGTCAATCAGGGTTTTGAAGGCTGCGTTATAACTGCTCTGGTACTTCGGCCCGTTTGTATCCCCGCCTCGCATCGCCGCATCCCAGATCTCGCCGGCGTGCTCGACGCGGGCCTTGTGGGTAACGATGCTTTGCTCCAGGGTGAGGTCGGTCAGCGTCTCGAGCTCGACGATCGGGGCCGGCCGACGGCGCTCGTCCTCCCGGGCTTCCCGCCAAGCCATCGCGGCCTCGACCGAGTCAATGGGCATACCCTGCTTGACTAGGACGGAAACCCGTTGACGTGTCAGGCCTAGGGCCTCGGCGATTTCAATCTGGCTAGGCATTAGTCCCAAGGGAGTTGACCCACCAGATCAGGTTTGAAAGTTTCAAGACGGAGACCCCGTTTGACTCGCATTCCCTTTTGTAGAAGTCCCGCGGGATTACGTCATCAGGGATAACAACGCTGACGTGCGGCTTGTTCAGGTGCTTTCGATAGACCATGCATTGGGCCATGGCTATCATCATGGATTGAGAGTCTCCGGAGACCTTTGTCTCGATTGCCCAGTTGTCCCCGCAAAAGTCAGCCCGCATTTGGCATCCTGGCACGAGCATCTCGCGCTTAAAGTTAATCCCGAAAGCGGTCAGGTTACGCTCCAACTCAACTTGCATATCGAGCTCGATGTTGTGCGTCCTTGAGCAGGTTTGGGTATGGCAACGTAGGATGCTGTCCTTCCGCTTTTCTGCTCTAAGCATTAACTCGGTTTCGCGCTTACACTTGGAGTATAGACCGGCCCTCGTGATCGCGCGACGCACGACCTCCCTAGAGCACATGAAGCCAAGCGCCTTGCGCGTCTTAAAGATGGAATTGGTTTGCTTGAACTGCTCGACGATGGCCGCGTCCCGCGCTTCCTGGGCTTGCCTGATTTCCAGCATTGTCAACGGCCCGTCTCTTTGTTCGGAATCCGTAGAATAACCCCACGGTGTCCAGCCACGCGTAAGACCCCGGGGGGGTAGGAGACTCCTTAGAGGGGGGTTTTGCCCTGTTTTCATCGTTTGCTCGGTTTGAACCTCGCGGCGTCGCCGACGGGCAAGGCGTTGCGGATTGCGGCGGCCCGCTTGTGCAGCGCTTGTTTCGTGATGCCATACATCTTGGCGATGACAGGCGCCGACAGACAACCGGGCAAGGCTAGCGCCCACCGGGTCAGCTCGACGTGCCGGCGAAATCGGAAGTTGTCGGTATAGGCCAGCGCGTCGACGAAGGACTTGAGCATGAGACCGACGTGCTCTCGAGAGATGAACGCATCGGTCTCGACGCGAGGCTCCTCTGGCTTGGTCGCCCATGCCTGGTGGTTGGGGTTGATCTCGAAGACGTGACGAGGCTGAACCATCTCGCGGTAAGGGATGACGTTCGCGTCCCGCATTTGTTCCTGCTGCCGCTTGGACAAAGAATAGAACCAGCGATCGAAGGAGCGAGCGTCGGAGCGAGGGGCCGAGAGGTCGTTCAGTTGATGCCTGGACACGAGTCATAGGTTCAAGGGATTTGCGGGCGGTGCAACCCTGCAAAGGTTTTGCCACTTGGCGCTGACAACGTCGAAGGCGATGAGGTTATGCTCACGCATACGGCGGATGAGGGAGTCAGGCTTACGCCCCTTGAGGTTCTGGTCGGCGACCAGTCTTTCCTTGATGTCCTGCATCGTGAGCTCAGCCGGCCAAGTGGCGACCAGGGCGGCGAGTCTGGTGAGGCGGTCGGCGTGGGTCTTCTTGCTGGCCTCGGTGCCGGCCTTGGATCGTGCGAGCATGGCCTCGCGGTTGGTTACCCACCTAGCGCGCATGGCCAACTTGCCCGGGATAGACCAGCGCGGCCCGAGACGTCTGGACTTCCTAGGCATGGGACTCGACCCGGGCGGGCTGACTTGGCTGGATGCTTTCGTTCACCGCGAACGCCCTGCCCCCAAGGCAGGGTTGAGTGAGCGTAGTGAACGTGATGTATGTATGTACCCCGTAAGGGGTACTACTACATCTATGCTTTCTCCTAGGCTTTCTCCACGGGGTGGGGTAGGGAGGTGAGAGGGGTCGCATTTGACTTGTGAGGCGTTTTAGTCCGTTAAGGCGGTGAGGGTATGCCCTCAGTAGTCCGAACGCCTTGGCGACCCCTTGGCGGGGCTGTAATCGCTATCTTTAGTGGGAGGGGTGGGTGCAAACGAGCGTACCCAGCGGATTTCGCCCTGCTTAGGGGAATGACGGATGTAAATCTGGCCCGACGGCTGGGTGTTGATGTCGGTCAGGCCGGCGCGGCCTCGGCGCTTGGTCAGGGCTAGGCGGTAGATCGGCTCGTCGCCTTGGCAGCGTACGAGGGTGGCGACCTCGCGGGCCCAGTTGGTAATCTCGGAGGAGCCGAACATTTGATAGGCTAGGTCTGCGGTCGTCTGGCCTTCGCTGTCGGCCTTGGACTTCGGCTTCCCGGTGTGGTGCATGAAGACGATGATGACGCCCGTCTCGTCGAGGATTGGCTGGATGACGTGACGGAGAAAGGCGGAGGCCTCGGAGGTCTCGGAGAGGTCGCAACCCGAGTAGGCCATGAGGGGGTCGACGAAGACGATGTCGGCCCGGTGCTCGGTAATGAGGCGGCGCAGCACCTTGCCGAACTCGGGGCCGGTGGCGACGGACTCGCGGAAGATAGCCAGGTTATCGGCGATGTGCGTCCTCTCAGCTGAGTCCAGCCCGAGGCCGTTGCAAATGTCCTGAAAGGATTCGGCGCAATCTCCAAGATCGTTCTCGGCCTGGATGACCAATGAACGAAGCGGACGGTCAACCTTGATGCCGAAGAAGTCCCGACCGAGCGTCCACGACAGACAGGCCTGCATTAGCAGGGCGGACTTGCCGGTGCCCGCCTGACCAGCGAGGACGAGGGAGGAGCCGCGGCACAGCCAGCGGTTCCCGATTAGGTTGTAAGGGTCAGCCTTGCGGTCGAAGGAGAGGAGGTTTGCGATGGGCATCCTTGCAGGGCCGTCCTTGCGCTTGGATATGCCGGCGATGGACTTGAACTCGCCCTCGGCGTAGGCGAGGAGAGAGTCGGGGTCGGCGTTGCCATCGGCGACGGCCTTCTGGATGCGTAGATTGACAGAGGCTATTCTACGCAACCTTGCGGTGATTACGACCTGCTCGGCCCATGCGGGATTGGCCGCGGAGAAGCCGACGGCGGTCGTCATGTCGTTAACCGTGATATGGTCGGCCACGGCGCCGGCGTCGCGGAGGGCGGTCGTGACGGTTACCTCGTCGGGCGTGATGCCCTGGGCAGAGAGGTCGAGGAGGGTGGTGGCAATCTCCTGATGCTTAGGCTCGAAGAAGTCGGAGGGCATGATGCCCTCGGGGAAGGTTGCGCCGTCGCGGATCAGGCAGCCGAGGAAGTGTCGCTCGGCGTCGAGGTTAGAAGGGAGAGTCATGTGGGGGAAGGGGGTGATGCCCGCCCCCGTGCCTTGCGTCAAGACCTTTGCTTTTACGCCATAAGTGACGCGATATTCCCGAGCGGTAACTTAACGACCCTTTCTTGGCGTTTTAACCTTAGATGTTCCCGAGCGGATACTTTTACGGGCGGGGCCGTAGTAGGGGGCGCGGCGAACGAACTTGCCCGTGTAGCGGCGCAGCTCGATGCGCTCGAGGATGCCGGCCTTGACGCCCTCGCCGAGGTAGCGTTTGACGCACGAGCGTTTGCACTTCCAACGCTTCTCCCAATAGTCGAGCGGGTGGAAGCCGGGCGGGGGTTGCTCTGCCGTCTTCTGGATCTCGGAGACGATGGCGTCGAGGATGTCGTCCCTGACGCGGTGGTTGGCGACTACGCTGTTGCCTTGGGCCATTAGGTGCGTGGCGTGAAGTGACGGAGGCCAGTCTGCCAGACCCAGCGCTTGCCGACCTTGTGGACGAGCCATGCCTTCCAGTCGTCGCCGTCGACCCAGCCGGCCACGAAGCCAGAGCCCCAGCGGGCGGTGGCTAGGCGGTGCGACGCGTACCCCATTGCATCCTTCTGGCAAAGGCACCCGGCGCTAAAGGCGTTCCCGCTGCCGTGCTGGGTTAGGGCGATGCTTGCGAGGGTGTGCGTGTGGCCGTGGACTAGGCCGCCACCGTGGACGGCGTAATGGAGGCCCTGCTTAACGGTGGCGTTCTCGCCGTGGGCGTAGCCGTGGACGAAGGCCATCTTGCCCAGGCGGTAGACCCCGAGGTCGGCGTGATAGGGCAGGATGACCTTGGCCCCCGCTTGCTTGGCCGTGCGGTTGATGGTGTCCTTGATGTCCTGGCAATAGTCGCGGATGAGGGCCGAGCTCGAGGACGCGATCAGGTTGTCCAGGCGGTGCTCATGATTACCCCAGAGGTAGACGGTCGGACGGAAGCGCTTGAGGAAGTCCATACCGGCCTCAAGGTCGGCCTTGAGGGACTCGCCGCTTTCCGCGTCAGAGGTGCCGACGCCCCGGCGCAAGGCGCGAAAGTCGAAGTGATCGCCACCGGCGATGCGGACGGTCGGCTTGTAATCCTTGCAGAACTCCCAGAGGGCGGCGAGGGCCTCGGGGTCGGCCATGTCGCCATGGGAGTCGGACGCGTAGACGAAGCGGATGGGCTCGCTCATACCTTTGCAAGCATGAGCCCGAGCTCGACGAGGCGGCGGTCGCGGTAAGCCCGGGCCTCGGCGATGTCCTGGGGCGCACGTTCCCAGAGGGCGACGCGGCGGCGGTTGATGCGAAAGTAAAGGACGCCGTTGATGCGGGACAGGTAGCAATCGGGGTTCGTCGGCTTGGCAAAGGCGGTCTCCTCGCGGAGGCGGCCGACGGTGTGCTTTGGGCACTTGAGCAGCCAAGAGGCTCGCTCTATGGTCAGGCCCATGCCGACGGCCCAGACGGCTTGCTCGCGGCTTAGAGTTTCCATGCGCGGGCCATGCGCCGCCCCTCGGCCATGATGTCGTTACGGCTGTTCTGTTTGAAGCAGAGTTCAACGTCGAAGTCGACCTCGGCCCGGAGATCCAAGATTGACCAAGCCTCCTCGTCGTTCGCGGGGAGGATGCCGGCGGTCGAGATGTGGACGGTGCGGAGGTTCCAGTTGTATTCCTCCATGATACGGCTCACGACCTTGTATTCGTTCAGGTAGCGCCAATCTGAGCAGATGACGGTCTCATGGGGCTCGCCGTCTGCGCTGACGAAGGGCAGGTAACGGGCGAGGTGCTCGGCGAAGACGTCGGGGTTAATTGACCGGGCGAACCGACCCGTCGAGACTAGAAAGTCGCGGTTCTTGACCTTGAACTCCTCATTGAAGAAGTCGCCCTCGAGGTGCAGATAGGAGAGCATGGCGTTCGCGCACTCCTTAAGGGGGTCGGCGAAGTTGACCTTTGCGGCCCGCTTGACAGACCACTCGAGGAGCCCGTTCGCAAGGGTGTCCTTCCCGGCCCTAGAGAAGCCCGCGATCAGGACGAGGGTGGGTCGGCCTTCGACGATGCTCATTGTGCGGTTGTGTCGTACTGGCGGAGGATGCGGGACAGGCGCAGCGCCTTGCGGAACTGGCGGCCTGAGACGTTCAGCGCCTTGCGGAGGTGCCGATGTTTGACGGTGCCGTCGGTGCGGAGGGCCTCGAGGCAGATCAGGGTGCGGGTCTGCTGGTCGCCCTTGCGGGCCTCGGCGACGAAGTCTTTTTCCATTAGAAGGGCGGGGCCTCCTGGCTGAGGTCGGGGGCGGGGGCGGCCTTGATAGAGCCCTTGGCAAACCCGAGTTTGTATTTGAACTGGGGCTTGCCCTGCCATTCGCCATTGGGCTCGACGGTCACGGCGACGTCGATGGTCTGGCCGGCGGCGGGCTTGAGGTACTCGAGGAACTCGGCGGGGGTAGCGTCGAGGCGCAGCTCGGCGGTGTACTTGCCGGAGAACTTGCCGACGAGCATGGCGAGGGCCTTGCCGTACTTGGCCGAGTAGTTCTTCGAGAGGCAGTTCCCTTCGACGTCGACGAAGAAGATGCGGGCGGAGACGGTGCCGTCCTCCCACGTCTTAACCTTCTCGAACTTGGGTGCGATCAGTTTCAGGCGGTAGTTGCCGGACTGCTCGATGGTCTTCAGCGGGGGGCGGTCGTTTGCGGGTTGGGTCATGT